GTGCTTATCAGCTATGACATTCATGATGCCGAACGAATTACCGTACGTCGCCCGGATGGCAGCGTGATTTGCGAGGCGGTATGGGACGGCAATAAACGCGAAGCCTTCCCGGTCAGCGCGGAATACTACAAACAGCAGCAGCGCCTTAAAGGTATGCGTAAACGCGCAGAGGAAAAAATCCGTGATGCCGAGGATGAGGTTGTCAACGTGCTGGAGCACAAGCCGCAGGAGCCATGGCTGGAAAACATCTACCGCCCGGTGGGTAATACGGTGGCCGTTCAGCAACCTGCCGTTGATGATGAACCTGATGAAGAATACGAGCGTAATTTCCAGCGGGGATTGCAGTTGCTGGAAGCGAAATTAAAAGAAAATGACCCGCTGGCCTGAAATAAAAAAATAACCCGAGCGGCGACTCAGGTTATTTGATTAAACAAGGTATCAAATGAGAGGTTAATAATATGACTGATATTAACGATGTAATCAAGACCATTGATGAACTTATTGATGGCGGCGTACTGACGCAGTATGCCATCGCCAGAGAGGCGGGAATTTCCGACGGTACATTATCGGCTTTCCGCAAGGGGAAATATAAAGGCGATAACGTCGCTGTGGCTGCTTCCCTGCGTTCCTGGTATGAGAACTGGAATAAACAAAGCGCACTGCCGGAACCGCCGCAGTTTGTGGAAACGCAGACAGTCCAGGAGCTGCGCGCGCTGTTTCAGGCGGTTCGCCTGATGGGCTGTATTAACGTCATTGTGGGCGTACCGGGTGTGGGTAAAACGGCCACGGCCCGTAATTACTGTCAGGAGCAACCGAACACCTGGATGATAACCCTGTCTCCCGCGCATTCCAGCGTCACGGAGTGTCTGCTGGAGCTGGCCGAGGAGCTGGGAATTGATTACACCCGCGCGAACAAAGGGGCATTATCCCGCGCCATCCGCCGTCGCCTGACGGGAACGCGTGGACTGGTGATTGTTGATGAGGCGGATCATCTTGGTATTGACGGTCTGGAACAACTGCGTGCAATCCAGGACGCCACGGGGATCGGGATGGTGCTTATTGGTAACCCGCGCGGACTGTTTAAGGGTGGACGCCGCGCCGTTGATGATTTATCGCGCCTGTTCAGCCGTCTTGCCCGTACAAAACAACTTCGCAAGGCCAAAAAGGCGGATGTGCTGGCTATTGCCAGGGCATGGGGGATTAGTGGTGAGGCCGAGCTGGCTGTCATGCAGGCTATCGCTGAAAAGCCGGGAGCCTTACGCGTTCTGACACATACGCTTAACCAGGCGTGGATCACCGCCAGCGGTGAAGGTGCGGCGCTGACAGAAAAACATATTAATGCGGCCTTTAAAGAGGTTTATACCAACCCTGAATTACTCTCACAGGTGTGATTATGGTGATATTTAATATTCCTGATATTTACGGACGCTTTCACCTGGTGAATTTCGATAACGTCAAAGCAGTCTCCGTGTCTGACAGTGAAGAATGTGGCGATTTACTTTTTGAATTTAATGATCGCACCAGAATGGCAATATCGGCAGGACTTGATCGTGAAGGTGCGAAAGAAGCTTACAGCAATATTTGTCGTTTTATCGGTGCAAAACGAATCAGCTAAACGAGGTGTTATATGAATATGCAATCCTGCGGTAACAAAATGAATTTATTCGACTCCCTGAACAGCGCGCGCCGTCTGACCGAACTTGCCGGTGCGGTACTGGAACGCAGTAAGCGCTACCCACAACGTTTTGCACTGAAAACCACGCCGCCGGTAGGCAACGTGCAGGGAACCGGTGAAATTGAAATCACCATACAGACCAACGGCCTGCGCCGCCGTGTGAAGGCCACCCGCATAAGCGGATGCACGGTTTACTGGGAGGTGTGAGATGAAACGAAATCTGATTGCGTGGGCGTGGTCGAGCGGTCTCATTGAGTTTGGTTACGTCCTGCCGGAAGGTGCATTGCCGATAGTTGCCGGAAAGCCTGCCACAGTACGGCATGTGATTGAGGTTATGGCGCGTCATGGACGTGATGAACAGGAGCAGTTACTGGTTCCGGGGATACCGGAAGCGGTGACGGAGGAAGAAGCCTTTAATGCCATGATTCGGTTCTGCCGTGAGGTCAGACGCCGGGTCAGTTATCCAAACAGAACGAGGACCAGAGGATGAGTAAAGTTGTACGCATTATTTTCGAATACAAGGAGCACGTTATCCATAAAAACGCTGATGAAACAGTGCACATGGGGGTAAGTCTGGACATACGTTCAACCGGGATAAAGCAGAAAGGTGATGGACCCGCCATGATTTTTGGGGTGGTTATGCTCGCGGAAAGCAGAGACTTTGCTGAACTTGTGGCAATGAAAGCCAGAGCGCTCATGAAAGATATGAACATGAGTTCCGGGGTTATTAAAGGTAATGAATTTAATCAGCAGGGGTAATTCCATGAGCAAAGTACGCGTTATTTTTGAATTTGAGAATGTTTCGCATGACGAAAAGCTGGCAGGCAATGACTGTGTTGAAGTGCATGAAAAGATTGGTGTGGATGTGAAAACAGAACGTGATACGGAGAACAGCCCGACGTCACTCTGTGATGTTTATGCAAGTATTCTCCAGTATCACAGTCCTGCAATTATTCATTTCCTCTCAGCGGAATTTCAGGCATCTGCACAGGATTTTGGAGCGGATGCCATCATTAAACGCCACCGCGTGCATAAAGCATCAGGCACACTGCAATAAGGAAAAACAAAATGGCTAAACGCGTTACAAAATTAAAGGCCGCAGCCGAGGCCGCACCACAGACCCGCGAAGAAGTCAGCCGCGATATCCGACGCTTTGGGGATATGCAGCGTGAGGCGCTGCGCCTGGAAACAGCGATGAATGACGAAGTGGCAGAAATTACCGCCCGTTATACGCCGCAGATTGAAAACCTTAAAAAAGAAATCAAAGTGCTTTTTAAAGGGATTCAGGACTGGTGTAAAACCAACCGCAATGAGCTGACGAACGGCGGTGAAACCAAAACAGCCAATCTGACCACCGGAACGGTGTCATGGCGGCTGGGAACGCCATCATGCAGCGTCAGCCGTGATGTGGAAGGCGTGATTGAAATGCTGCGCCGTATGGGCCTTGAGCGCTTCATCCGCACGAAAGAGGAAGTGAATAAGCAAGCTGTCCTGGCGGAGCCGGATGCGGTGAAAGACATTGCCGGTATTAAGGTGAATAAAGGCGCTGAAAGTTTTTATGTCGAGCCTTTTGAACAGGACGCCGGACTGAACAAATAACACCGCATTAAATCTTTAAATATCACTTCATTTTAATTATGGCGCTCGCGTCAGGGGACTGCCTGCGCCTGTAAACTGAAAATAAGGAACAGGAAATATGGCATATTTTTATTTCAAATTAGACTGTGTGCAGACAAATAAATATTTCACCAAATATCAACAGACTGTTTTACCGCTACGCAACAGTATTCTTCGGGCGTTACTGAAAAATACAGGCGCTACCGGATTGCGCTTAAAGCCGTTCGCCATGGACGTAATCAGTGAGTTTTATTTTTCCGGTGCTCTGCCTGCGGGCTGGTGTAAGCGCGATGATGTGGCTTTTATCGGTGGTGGACAGTGCTTTATAGCCAGACCTGATGAGTCATGCCCTGAAGGAGCGGCGATTGCCGCAATGATTGAAGCCGCTGAACGCGAGTTAAGAAAGCGTCCTGATTTCCTTGTCTGGCTCTGTGAAAAGCTGGGGGTAATGAGAATCCCCTCCATGTTTAACACAGACTCCTGGTGGACCCCGTCTCTCTCCCGTGATGCCCTGTGCGTGGTGTTTAAAGTAGGTGCTTATGGCAGGGAAATAAACGGGCGTATTCCTGAAGAATGTCAGGAAATTAAACATTCTGAATATGTGGCGCTGACGGAGGAATAATTCATGATAGATGCAAAAGTGCTTGAAGGGGTTAAAAACTGGCTGAGCATTTACGGGCGTCTGACCTGCGGCGTTCTGGCTCAAAGAATGAATATGCCGCCATCCTCGATGGTCTATTTTCTGCGTGATGCGGTTGATGCCGGTGTGCTGACAGAATGTAACGGTTTTTATGATATTCCGCGTCCCCGCCCGGTACAGCCGGTTCGTCGCAAATGCCGCCAGGAGTCTGTGGCTGATGATGTTCAGTGGTGCAGCTTCAGAAAATCCCTGCCGTGGGTTGAAGGGCATGATATTCCGTCGATGGCGTGGGAATTTGCGCAGGGCGTTCTGACCTGTGAAACCGTTTATGTGGTGGCTGAAGTTGATGAGCAGGCAATGAAAGAAGGTGTGCCCCAGTTTGTGATGGCGTATATCGACATTCGCCTGGGGACCATTATCTGCGGTTTAAGCGGCTGGAATATCACCGAACATGTTCTGCGTTACCTGATTGTTGACCGGACGGCAGCGCCTGCCGGGATATCTGCGGAGGTGGCGTAATGTTCTTTAAAACATCGAACCCTTCCGCGCTGGCTGCGTGGCAAAAATATCAGCAGGACTGCCAGCAAGTTAAGGATGAGGCAAAACGCCTTGAGGCCGTGCTGAATGTTGAGTGCCGGTCGGTATTTGTATCCGGTATCAGCGGTTTTTGTTTTAAGGGGCTGCGTTTTACGAATGACAAATATCCTTTTCATCGTGATTTATGGCGAAAACCGACTGCGTCGAATGGCTGGAGCTGCACGCCGCGCACATCGCGCATTCCCAAAGCCCTGCGCACTGCCTCTGACGAACTGAACAGTCTGTGGCGTGAATATTCGCCCGTCACGTATGCCAGAACCGATGCCCTGTTGTTCTGGCTGGGCATTGATTTCTCAGCAATCCTGTATGGCCCTGTGGAGTGGTTCTGCGTTGACGATGTGATTTATCTTCAGTGCGGTGTAAAACCCGCAAATCAGAAAATGACCGAAATTCTGTCTGATGAGTTTTATGCTGCTGAAAAGCGAGTCAGGGGGTGATGCATGATGAAATTACAACCCATGGGGCGAAAAGGTCGTGCACCTGCTCATGTCCGCCCGTGGACACCTGAAGAAGATGCGCTGCTGATTGCGCTTTATTCCTCCACCCCGGTTAAGGATATTGCCGCCAGAATAAAAAGAAGTGTCTGGGCCGTATATAACCGGACTGGCGTATTGCGCAGTACATACCCGGAGTTGCTGAAATATAAACGACCGCGATTTACACCTGATGAAGATAAATTTATCCGAAAAAATGCCCGGACAATGACCTGCCAGCAAATGGGGGATTATCTCGGACGTAATAAAGACTCTGTCAGGTGCCGCGCAGGAATGATTGGTGCCGGATTAACAAAGTGCGGTGAGTTACGCCCCGGCACACGTATATCTGATGAGGATGTTCGTCTTATACGTGCACTACGGGATTCCGATTACCCTCGCCGTCTGTCATTCCGGGAAATTGGCGAAAAGTTTGGCATATCTGAACATTCTGCTCACGCTGTTTATTACCGTCGACGGACCGCCGAGGACGCTGTATTACGGGAGTTAACGCCATGATAAAGAGACTTGTATTTTTCGCAATTATCGTTCCAGTGTGGGGGACTGGTTTTATATTTGCGATTACAGGAAACCTGTCCATTATGCCTGACATTTGGTTCTTTATCAGGATGTCGCTCTTCCTGTTTATTATGGATTTTCTCATCGGTATATACATTCGTATTTCCGGGAGGCGTAAATGAGAAAAATCACGTCCTTGTCAGAGTTACAGGAGATGAATATGAGCATTGAATTAAGAACGTCTTATGAATATCGTAAAATTCTTATCGCCGGAGGTATGAAACCGGAAGATGCGGAAAAAATCGTTTCTTTTATGGATAAAGAATGTGACAAACGGGATGTGCCAGAAATTATTATGGATGACATGATTCTGGATTCAGCCGTAGCGTTAAGTCCGTTATGGATTGTGCATTCTCTTGCAGAAATTGCCAGAGGCACCGATAAAATGGCTGCTGTTGCTGCCCTTCAGACGCTTAATGAAATGCGTATATCTCCACGCCCGACATTAATACATATGATTCTGTCCAGCATGGAGGATAAAGCTAATGAATAGTCTACCCGCTGGATGGGCGCGGCCATTGATGGCTAAGAAGCATCATTTTTTTAAAACAGGTGAAAATATCAGTATATGTGGGCGGTGGTTATATCTGGCTCATAATCGCGAGCCGGATACATTTGAAAGCCCTGATGACTGTGCCGAATGCCGCAGAAGACTGAATAAGGAGAAAGATAATGGACAGTAGTTCGCAGTTGTTCTGGTGTTTATATATCACATCGTTTTTCGGTGCATTCGTCATTACACGATGGCTGTGCCGGAAAGTTATCAGTATTTTTCATAAAAAATACCTGATTGGGCTGGCGGCGGCTTCTCTGATTAATGCACTTGCCAGATATCATAAGGGGGAATACTACTCAAGAATAAAAACTGTTGATGGTTTTAATATTTTTGTGATTCCTCCGGAGTATCGGGTTCAGCTCGATCGGGAAAATAATATCTATCATATCAGCAGGAGTGTTGATACAGCATGAGAGGGAAACTGATATCCGCCATTCATGTGGCAAAGCGCGAGCTTGCCCTGGATGATGAAACCTATACATTCGTTCTGCTGGCAGCCACCGGCAAATCCAGTTGCCGGGATATGTCACCGGATGAGTTATCCCGCGTGCTGGATGTTTTCAAAAAACGCGGTTTTAAAGTGCGTCAGAAACCGGTTAACCGGGCCTTAAAACCGGGTACGGTGACCGCCAAAATTCGCGCCATCTGGAAGGTAATGCACCGGCAGGGCTTTATCGCTGATGGCGGGGAAACGGCCCTTAACCGCTGGGTGAAGTCGCAGACGGCCGCGCAGAACGGTGGCGAAGGTGTGGCTAACTGGCAGTGGCTGGAGCAACACCCCGCACTGGCCTCGGATGTGCTGGAGCGTCTCAAACGCTGGCACCGTCGCAAGATGCTGGATGTGCTGGGGATGTCAGCGCGTACAGTGATGAGTTATGAGCGCGTTTGCAGGCTGTATGAAGAATCCTCCCCTTTTTAACCCCAAATCCCGCCACAGCGCGGGATTTTTATTTTAAACTTGCCCTGTGTAATGGTGACCGGAGGCGGGTATGGCTGAAACACAGATGAGCATGTTTGGTGACAGCGAACAGCTGCACGCGCTGATTGACCGTCTGGATGATATTCCTGATGATGAGCTGAAAAAGAACTGGCCCGGCACGCTGCGTGACCTGGTTGATGTGATCAGTGCTGAACTGCACCGTCAGGGGATTGAATCTGCTCAGGCGGGAATGCTTGCCCGTAAGGTTGCGGCCGCACAGGCCGGGTACATGGGCGGGCGTGGTTATTATCTCCCGGTCGGTGAATCCCTTTTCACCGAACTGCGCAATAATGAGATTTTTTCCCGCTGGAGCCAGGGTGAAAAAATTGAACCCCTGCGCCGCCATTACCAGATGTCAGAGACGCAGATTTACTCCGTTATCCGCAACCAGCGTCGCCTGCATCAGGAGCGCACGCAGCCCCGGCTTTTCTGATATTCCGCAAATCCTGCCCCCTTTTTTCCACGGTTACGCTGGCTCAGA